TAGTAGCACCTTCTTGTGTACCTATAGCACCACGAATCTCAGGCATTGCTGCATCGAGAGGACTACCACGTAGGAATCCTTCCTTAGCAAAGAATGCAGATTCTAAGACACCATCCATCAATCCTCTAAATGCAGGAAGAACTTCTCCAATCTTAACTTTACTTGCAGGATTGACTGCTTGTAAGATACGCTCAGTACCTAGTAGCCCTACTTTAGCAACACCAGAGAATGCGTTAACTGCAGTGGTAGCTAGACCAGATATGTAGGAGTTAACTACGAACTCACCAAACTTGTCTGCCCATCCTGGTTGTTTAACAGATTCTTTAGTAAGCTCAGCGATAGATTTATTCTTATCAAAGCTAGTACCAGGAGCAGACTTAATAGCAGACACAGCATCACGTAATGCAAAGATGTCTGATAGTTCTTTACCACCATTCTTAGACAATCCTTTAAGGATCTCCTCAGTAGAACCAATTACTTTCTTCTGAGCTTTAGCTGCTGCTAAGGCACGACCAATATTAGATACGTTACCAATAGCGGAGAAGAGAATAGGTTTAACTTCATCGAAGTCTTTCTTAAATACTGCAGCAATCTCTGCATCGGTCATCCCAGCAGCACGACCATTTAAGAATAACTCATCGATAGAGTTAATCATATCTACACCACGCTGTAACGCAGGAAGATAAGCATTGATTAGATCACGACCACCTAGTTCTTGTACCTTACGATTGAGTAAGAAGTTCACTGCGGAGTCAGCAGGAATATTAAGAGGTGTTGTGTCTAACTCAGTAGCAATAGCTCCTTTGTTAGCTGATACGATACGAGTAAGTAACTGCTCTGGATCTTCTGCTTTGTAGCCAGCTTTAAGATACGCTGCTAAGTTCTGTTCACGTAATGGATTATCTGCACTAAATGCAGCAGTAAACCTTGAAGCAGGTATGTCAGTTAGTCTGAACGGAGCATCTGTAAATAGAGCACGATAGTCTCCACCAGCAATCTCATTGGTCAGCTTAGTAGCTAACTCAGAGTCTTCTAACTGCTGGAGTAAAGGAACAATACTATCTTGTAGTTCAATATTCTTAGCAGCAGTAACATCAGCAATCTCTTGAGCAATAGGACTGAGTGGTACATTGTCCTGAGTAATCTTACCTGATCCTCCTAAGAGTACAGCACGATTATCTTTGAGTTCCTTACCTGCAGTAGTAACAGCTTCTTTACCGTACTTCTGAATCAATCCTCCGATTGTACCACCTAGAACACCTCCTACGACAGCACCGCCAGCAATGTTTAATAAACGACTATCGTCACCATAGACAGGCTCTAACGCACCCATTACAGCACCAGCTCCTGCGATGTTACGAACACCTTGTGCAACAGTACGAACTCCTCCAAGAGGAACTAAGTTAATAGGATCTAGAATACTTCCAGCAATCTGTGAACCATAGGCTGCAACAGGACGCTGCTGAGCCATCATTCTGAATTCAGCTTCACGCTGTAAATCTGTTTGTTGGATTTGACCAGGAGTTGCTAAGCTAGAGATTTGATCAGCAGTTGGAGTTCCCTGCATCTGAGTAATTAAGTCTTGTTCCTCAGGAGGAATAGTAGACGGAGCTCCTCCTAAGAGCTGAGCTGCTCCACGAATAGATGAAGTAATACCACGCTCTACACCACGAGCAATGGTTTCTCCTAGACCATACTGTGGCTTATATAACTCAGAAGCAGCAGCAATTACTTGCTCTTGAGTTGCACCTTCAGGAGCTTCAAGAGTTAGTGTTTTACCATCTGGAGCTTGGATTGTAAATACTGGCATTACTTAACTTCCAGTATTTTAAAACCTTCTGTCATTGGTCTACCACCACTAGTAGCTGGTTTAGCAGCAGGTGCTGTAGAAGTTCCTCCAGTAGGAAGACCACCTACTTTATATTCTTGAATCTTCTTACCTTCACGATCTAACACAATAACGGTAGCTCCTCCGAATCCATCAGGAACTGTTTGAACTGTGATCTTACCAGTGTCAACATCCTTCTTCATCTTTTCAATCTGAGCTTCATTAACAGCAATGTTCGAGCGACGAACTGCCATATCAAGATCTTCTTTCTGGCGATTACGGTCAATATTAATTTGAATCTGACCTCGTTGTTCAGCAAGTCTATTAGCAAGTCTATCATCACCAGCATCACGAGCTTTAGCAATCTGCTCATCAAGCAATTGAGGATTCTTAGTATATAACTCAGTCTCAAGAACTTGAGTTTTAAGTTTCTCTCCTCTAGCTTTTTCTCCTTCAGCCTCTACTCTACGTAATTCTTGAGTAGCCATCATAGCTTGTTGACCTAGACCAGCATCAGCAAATCGTGTTTGTAATTCTTTATAGAAAGACAACGGATCATTAGGATCAGCGTTCTGCATAGCAGTATTATAAATGTTCTGAATGCTTGTAAGTTTCTGTAGTACTGGATTCGTTACTTCAAAGAAGTTCTGTCCTTGTACAACATTACCTAAGCCACGACCAAAGAGAGTACCTAGCTGTGCTGCTAAAGCTTGCTGAGGAGGAAGAGCTTGAATACGAGCTTGCTCAGCTTGGACTAACTGTTGACGATAAAGCTCTGGATCTGCTCCGAGCATCGTTTGAGAATTTCCTAAGAGATAATTTGTTGGGAGTCCCATAATATTTCCTTAATAAGGTGCACCGACAAAACTTGGAGAAGCTTGATTAGACTGACGAACTACCCAATTACCTAATCCTCCAAATCCACTTCCTGCATTTCCTCCGAACAATCCACCAGCTCCTCCAAAAGCACCACCAGAGGCAGCCATAGCACCTGCTCCAATTAAGCTGCTAAGGAATTGTGATTGACGATTTAGTGCAGCTTGTTGACCAGCAAACTCTGTACCAGCAGCTTGAGACATACCTTGAGTATATATTTGAGAACCTGCAGTTTGTCCAGGCTGTTGTAGCTGTCCTAATTGTAAACCTAATTGATAAGGCTGCATAGCCATATTTTCTACTTGACCTGCTAAACCGAGTTCAGCTAGTAACGGAGCATAAGCACCAGCTTCACCGCTTGTCTGAGCACCGAGTAGACCTGCTCCAGTACCAAACAAACCAGCACCAAATTGAATACGCTGCTGAGCTGCTTGTTGAGCTTGAGCTGCTAAGCCTAAGTCTTGTTGAGCTAATGCATTATAATATGCTTGCATTTCAGGAGATGCAGGAGCACTACCTGTTCCAGTATTAACTCCTAAACCAGCACGACCACGAGCAAATGAACCACCTCTTACTCCAGCTAACTGAGAAGCACGACTCGAAGCCAATAAGCCTTGCTGTTGATTCATGTAATCCTGAGCAGCTTGCTCTGGTGATGTAGCTAAGTATCCAGCACCTAGTCCAAATAGTTGCTGAGCAGCAGGAGTCAATGCTCCATACTGTCCTGCCATAGTTTCAGCGTTACTAAGAGTATCAGCAAACCTTCCAAATAAACGATCTTGAATTGCTGCAAGTTCAGGAGCTGCAGTATATCCAGCAGAGGATATATAAGGCATTCCTGTTGCAGGATCTACGGAGCGAGTAAACTGAGATGTACCAAATCTGGTAGTCATTCCTACAGGACGGAACTGTGCAGCAGCAGCCCCTGCCTGAGCAGCAGCACGTTGAGCAGCAGCAGCTTCTCCAGCTCCTCCGTCTCCACCACCACCTAAAAAACTTCCTACTGCTTTAACTATACCGCCCATTTTTTGCTCCTAATAAATATGGTATATTTCTTATCGTTAGCTTCTATTGGTTTAAAAGTATTCCATCCTGTTAACTTAGCAAACTTTGCAAGCTTTGTATTTGTATCTTCTATTAAAGCTAACAAAGGAACATTTGTTAAGTACTGCAGTAAATCTAAATCTTCTATGTGTTTCTTCTTTACTTCCTGCGACCATCTATGTACATCTGTATGAAACCACAATGCTCCGTCATGAAGCTCTAAGTACATGGTGTAGTCGTCACGCAAGACTACTGGTAACTTCATATTAAGTCTTCATAATAAATGCCAACGCATAGTACGGAGGCAAGTTCTGATCTGTACCGCTAGAACCAGTGGATGCAACGGTCGTTGTAATATTAGCATAGCCAAAACCAGTTGTTGATGAGCCATTAATCGGTGTTGAAGAAGTAGTCAGACCTGGAGCAGACCCACCAAAACCGTTCTGTATATGTGTGTGTCCAGAATCAGTTGACGTGGCAGTATGCGTATGGCTTACTACAATAGCGTCTTTAGTACCGCCTGTTAAAGTGTTGCTTCCTGTAATCGTAGTATAAGCTACACCAGCAGAATCACTATGAGCACCGATAACAAATCTATTACGAAGATCAGGAGTGCTGTTAGAACCGTTACATAATACCCATCCTGTAGGAATTGTAGCAATAGTACCAGACCACATTATAATCATACCAGTACTAAACGCTGTTGATAAAGCTGTCTGTACAAAAGCTGTAGTTGCTACTTGTGTTGTGTTTGTTCCAGCACTAGCCGTAGGAGCAGTAGGAGTTCCTGTTAAAGCAGGGCTATTTAAGTCTGCCTTAGAAGAAATAGCAGAAGCTACAGCAGTTAACTCAGTATCAATCTCTGTGCCTTTAACAATCTTTCCAGAGTTACCTGTAGGTAGAGTATCCTTTGCTGTAAAGTTAGTTGCTTTTGTATAGTTACTCATATCAGTTCCTTAGATTAAAATCTTTCCTTGTTTGATTCCTACGTCAATCTTTTGAATAGACAGAGGATTACCATTAATATCTGCTTCTAAGCCTAGTTGAAGTACAGTTCCTTGACCACCTGCATTAATAGAGAAGCGATCTAAAACAATACCTGAGGTATATTCAGCAATATTATACTCTGTAGATCCTGGTATAGTATCAACAGTTGAGTTATTATATTCATATACTACAGCAGTTTCTAAAAGATAAGTAGTAGCTTGATAGCCTTCGCTATAATCAAAGCCCCACTTAATAGCTACTGACTGATTAGTACCACCAATTAATACCCAGCCAATCTTCTTTAATAACTTTAATGAAGTAGCAGCATCAAAATCAAAGTAATTAGTATAGTACTGTAAACGATATGAAGAAGTGTTGTCAGCATATCCAAAATATTTTCCAATATAGCCAGGTTTACCTATAAATAAATTTCTATCTTGTGTTACGCAGAAAGCCTTAGGCTCAAGACTATCCCAAATAGTTACACGCATCGATCCGTCTTGTAAGGCAGCTCTAGTATCAAAGCAATATACAAACTTAGTAGTAGGAAGCGTTAATAAATAAATAGCATCACGCTCAAAATAGATACTCTTGATCTTAGTTAGGTCTGTCTCAGAAGCTACAGCAGCCATTAAGTCATCACGAACATTCTTAGAGATATCACGCATTGGTAGTGACTTCTCTTGGATGACTCGCTGTAGACTACGAACTCCTGCGTCAGATAAGAATATTACATCTGTACCTAAGCTCTGAACTGAATCACGAGCAATACATCCTACGTTGTTTAATACTTCTACTAATGTTAACGAAGCAGTATCTAAGGGATTAGCGTAGATAGCTGTGTTCTTTTTACCAAAGAATATAATATATCCATTATGTGCTGCAGCAGCAACTACAGGATCACCATTCGGTAATACTTCTTGTAGGTTAATATAACCAGCAGAACCATTTAAGAAGTCAGTACCCGCTAGTAGGTCACTGAAATATACTGTCTGTGTGTCTCCGCTAATGCCTCCACACCAGATTCTTCCGTAAGCGGATAAGACCCAGCTAGGCATGAATGTTGATGTGCTGTGATTAGAAGGTAACTTAGCGTCATCTCCTACACGCTGATAACCAAATGTACCGCTATTGTGAGCATCAAAAGCACTGCCCGATGTTGGTAGCTCATGATATACCAGCATAGGGTGTCCTGCTTGTGCCATGTACACATGAGGCTGGAAGTCGCTTACATCGCCATAAGACAGAGCAGCACCTTGCCAGTCATTAGCAGTAATCGTATATGTTGCATTACCACTGTTATCTGTATTACGTACTGTCTTAGTAGTCATCGTAGTAGTTCCTACGAATAACTTATTATTACCAGCACTAAGCACATCTGTACCACCACCAGTGACTACTTCAAAGATAAACTCCACTGGATTACCAGAACCTAAGTCTGTGTTAACTGCAGAGTTTACTGGTGTCCATCCACGACGAGCACCGATACGACCATACTTATCAATCACACAGTTCTGTGCCTTCAGAGCATACCCTGAAGACAACGTAACACTACTCTCCTGAGTGTTTAATCCGTAGAATCCAGGAGCTGCTACTGAAGCTGTTTGTAGTGGACTAGCCATCAGTTCCAGACCCACTCTTGTTCTTCTAAATACCGTCCTGATTCCAGTGCTATAGCGTCTGCTAAGCTCTGACGCATTAACTGATATGTCTCCCCTGCCTGGACTCCTCCGTCCTCACCACGCTCTGCCTGAGCCCTTGCAAGAGCTCCTAAGATTACTGGTTCTTCAGGAACTAGAAGCACATCAGCGTTAACTGCTAAGGGTACTTGTGGTTTAATAATATTGAAACGAAGGTTATAAGCACCATTAGGAATAGGATATAAGTCTACCTGAGTATCTCCGTTGGAGTTAGTACCGTTAAAGTTATAGTACGCAGGAGACCCCTTCTGAGGAGTGGTCATTAAGAACTGCTGATCCATCCACTTAGTAGAGGCTAGTTCTACGAATGCATTCTGAGTATCGTTAATAACATCGATAACCCTGAACCTCTGTCCTGAGCCCACTAGAACGTAGTTAAACACGTCTGCTGTAGTGGTAGCAGATAAGGTATCAGACAAAGCATTCCAGTTATAAGAATCTTCTACGACACGCTTAGAATCATTGACAAACTTAGCGATAAGCTTGACATAGGCATTATCAGATATTGAGGTAGCCTCTGGCTCACGTAGCCTGATAAGCACGTCATTGACGAGTTGGATATAGTTCATTGATGCCATAGTTATATATTATACCATAAAATTGGTTAAAAGTCAATACCTACCACTTAACTTTATCTGCCCAGTACGCAGCAGATAGCTTACCTTTAGCGATATTCGCTGCATG